ACTTTTCATTGGCATCGTCGATGATTGCAGCGATACGTCCCGCGATAGCGTGCTGTATCTGTTTCAGTTTACCAAAACGTTTTAATTTCTTCACTTCTTCCAGCAAATCGTACTTCATACTGCGCCCTATGAAATGATTGGCATGGCGTGGCAGTTAATGTCGCGTTTCTTCTTCGGGTCGTAAGCCTGAATGTGAATCCGCTCTCCTGCTCGCCAGACCATGATGTTCTCGTACCCCTTTTCGGTGTACTCCTTGCGTATCTCCGCGATGCGCTCGTTTGACGATTTGATGTCATGATACACGACCAGCCACCTTAGTGCTTAGGGGGAAACCGCTTAGGGTGTCGTGCCCGATAAGCGTCTTCCTCAGCCATTACCTGTTCGATACTTTTCTCTTGCAGGCACAGCCCTGCCCACGTACGCAGAATAAAATCCACCTGTTCATGCTGTGGGTCAATGTCTGAAGCTTTACCCTCCCAAATAACAGGAGGGGTTACTTCTTGCCTAGGGTAGCATAACGACGACCCTGCCGGTACCGGCCCAACGGTTTGGTTGGGCGGTATGATAATGTTGTTAATGGTTTTATACGGTTGGTTAGAAATAAAACGCGCCGTGATTTTATTCAGCGGCATCCTCTTCCCCATCTTCATCTTCTTCACCCTCTTCCGCATCGCGTTCAGACTTCTTGATATACTTCACATCTTTCAGTTCCGGCAACACTTCTTCGGCATCCAGAGATTCACCGTAGTAGTCGGACAGCAGACGCGTGCGCTTCTTATCAATCATGAAGACGCCCAAGCACTCAAGAACGTGGTAATACGGTTCTACCGTGGCAAACGCAGTACGGCGTAAATCTGCCGCGGCAATCAGCTCCGGTGGGATACCGTGGTTCTCTACCAGATACTCTGGCAGGATTAAGGTAGCGTACGTACGACCATTGGTGTCTTCAAACCACTGCTTCGCACCATTACGGATGACCGGGTCTTCGATAGACTCAATCCAGTCCTTCATGGCTGTTTTAGAGCCTAGGTTCACTGGCAGTTTCACCGCATCGTACGGTGGTTCTTCAAGATACCCATACTTCGGCCCAAAGATGGCGTTATACATGCGATGGTAGTGATAAGACTTCTCATCACCCTGATACGCATCACGGGATTTGATGTTAGTCGTTTTCAGGTACCCTGCATTACCGGCGCGCAGTGAGTCTACAACGTTGTGCTCGATAGCCGCCACTTTCTCCAGCAGTGGAACGATTTCGATACGGTCACCGCGTGCAACAATCATACACAGTTCACGAATCGTTTTCTTGAACTCCTTCATGATAACCGGCGGAATGTTAGAGGTACGCAGGGACACACCCTTAACTTCCAGCTCTGGGTCTTTCTTGAGCTGACCTTCCTGTCCGGTAATAATGGAGAAGTAGTGTTTCGCTTTCGTGGTCAGCGCAAACGAGTCAAACTTATACTCGTTCTTCATTGCATACAGGAACAGACGCTCTTTCGCTACACCGATGTTCGCCGACATACTGGCCATCAGGTGACGAAGATGCTGCGTCGCAATGTAAATCATGGCGTCAGATACACGCGTAGCTTCACGACCGTAATGCTGGCCGGTATACCACTGCGCCCACCACTGTGCTGTCATCATCGTGGAGTCCGTATCGGATACCACACCCACACGACGAATCATGTCCGGCATACGGGCAATGTTGATAGGCAGGTTTTTGGTGGTCAGGACGTTGCGAATCAGACAAGCATATTCGCCGATTGTGCGCTGCAAGTACATCGCTGTGCTAATCAGTTCTTTATACTTCGCCTGCTCACTCCACGGTAAGGCTTTCTCCGTTTCTTCGTCTTTGAGTTTCACATCACCAAATGATTTACCCAGTGGCACCACATCGGTACGGAACTGAGCAATCACAATCTTCATGTCGCCGTCAATGGTCTTCTCAGCAGCTGACCAGTCAGCGTCAGTCCAATGGGCACAATCGCCATATTCTTCTTCGGAAATCAAGGCACCAATGAAGCCACGCATGAACTTGTCGTTGTACTTCGCCAGATGGAAGAAGTCCCCCATGTAGACGAAGGCTGCACGTTCGAGGTCACTGACCCGCGCCACGTAGTGTTCGACTTTCTCTGCCCCGACAGCTGAACGCCAGTACAGGTTAGCAGAGTAGTTGATAACGTCCATGGTTTCTTGGACGGTTGGAATATGCAGGTTATACTTCTCAACACAGCGTTTGAATTCTGCGAAGTCGGTGAGCGTACCGATGCTGAGGAAATGTTCGATGACGCGGGCAGGCGTATCGTAATGTCGGTTACCACCCAACAGACGCTCGTTACCTGCGTTACCAAACGATGTTGCGGTTCGGCAGGTGGAAGTCAGTACAGAGTGTGACGACTGGTTGAAAATAACAGTGTACGGTGAAGAGAACGCACCCGACATACCGTTGTTCAGAGTCTTAACGGCGTTCTGCTCGTTCTTCTTGTTCGTCTTTAAGATGTCGTTACCGGCAGCTGCCGCTTCGTACATCTCGTTTTTGATGACCGCACGTTTACGTACGTTCTCTGCGGTGAATTCCGCGAGCTTCGAACGCTTCACATGCTCAGGCAAATAGAAGGTCAGAGATGGTGCAGAAATAATCTGCTTATCAATGACCACACGCAGGAGTTTGTCCACGGTTGTGAACTTCTCTTTACGGTCACCCGTTTGCTGGTCGCGGACCCACAGCTTACAAGTCGGGTAAGTGTGAGCCAGCTCGCCATCTTCCGCAAACATTTCATTGAGTTGTTCACGGATAAATTCTTTGCTGTACTTGTGGTCGCTTTGGTGCCAGATGTACAGCGTCAGTTGTTCGAAGTACGCATCAATGACATCAATGTCACGATTGTACTCGTCTTTTGACAGCCGAAAGGGTTCGTTATATTCCACGCTGTACTCCTGTGGGTCGCGGGATCTTCATCTATAACATTACCCACTGACGTGAAAAAAGATCAAAAAAAAAATAACCTCCCCGCCGAAGCGAGGAGAGTATTCAGTTGGTGTTGTCAATTATTTCAAATGTGACATCGTTAATACCCCGGTCGGCCAGCGCTTTGGTGATTAAATCAATCTCCTCACGGTTGTCCACTGTCGTCGAGAACCGCACTTGCAGGTTCTTGATAACCGAGATACTGCGAATCCACGCATCGGCGGCCACATGGGCTTTACCGTCCGCCCCTTTGAACATCAAGTAGCGATACTTCGCCACATTGTTCTCCGGTTGAGAGACGATGGTTGAGAAGATATTCCTCTGCCTCACCGTCACATCTTCAATACTGCGTGCCATTTCATAGCCGCAAGTTCCCAACACCGTCACACGCGTTTCGGGTTGAAGCATCGGGGTATCATAAACGATATTTACGATGCTCCCCTCCTCCAGACTCTTCACGTCAAACATCATTCCTCCGACACATCAATTATTAGCCTCATACCCATGAGGTTATACTGACATTGTGGGAAGTCCAGTACCACGTTCAGGGACTGCACCTTTCCATGATGACATGTCAGGAACATCTCTACCGCGTCACGGAACTCTTCCACAATCGCCCCAGCAAAGAACTGCGCCAACGTTTCAACCGAATAATCCAAGAGAGTCTTGGTCACGGTTGCTCCTTCGGCATTGTTTGCTTTGTAGAGCTTAATCAGCGGAACCAAATCTTCCAACACGCCGTCAACGGAACCAGAATCCATTTCCGTGCCAAACTTCCAACGTCGATATTCTTTATCGAGCGATTTCAGGAAGTTCTTAACGTGGGATTCTTCAGCCCGTGTCATGGTGAGCATGAAAGCTTGAAGGTAGGAGGGCATGGTATTGTGCAACGCGGCGAAGATCGCGTCTTCTTCCAGCGGACCCACGGGAAGGGCAATCTTCATTTTGGGAAACGACTCAACCGTTCGTGTCACCAGTTCTGAGAAAGCCTCACTGCCGGTCAGATATTCTACCACACCGAGGTGCATACTCCAAGTGTGGTAGGCTACCACTTTGTAGACCATCGCAACTCCTTAACACTCCAGGCACACCACCGTCCCTTTTGGGTTCGTCAGGTCGATGTTTATGTGACTGGCGTCTTTTATTGATTCGAACGTTTTGCCCTCGCTTAACAACGCATGGTCCACGGTAGCAATCACATTGTTAAAGCGTACCACGTCGTCCATATCGAGCGTGTCAAAACACACGCGCAAATCGATGATGGTGTCATGCGACCACACACTGGCCATGTTCGAAAACACGCTGGCGGCCTTAACGGGTACATAAGTAACAAAGTTGTTTCCTGCGGCACCGTCGATAATAGCCCGGAGCGTATAGGCTGCGTACATCGCAGTGAATGCGTAAAACGCTTTTGCCGACTCACCCTTGAAGCGATTGCTTTCTTGGTTAACCCGGTCAAGCATGGCAGGAACGTCACAGATGTCATTAAGGTCAAAATAGAGTTTCATGCTCGCAAACCACCACTAACCCTTTAAAGTCATCACCGTAATGTTCAATATATTTCCCCGGACATACAGAGCCAATGACGCTGGCTAGGCCCATTAACTCTATACCGGTTTCATCTAAGAACAATGCGGCAGCCATGTTGATCGCTTTTTCATGTTCCTCTTGCGGACCCGAACAGCCGGGGAACTGCGCAACCATCGACGAGACACGCGGTAACTCATCCACCACGATATCTTCGAACGCGCGGTCAAGCAGAAACCCTTGCTGTCGAAGCTCAAGGCCAGAACGATCAGTTTCTAAGCTGTAACTGTCTTCATCACCTTCGGCAAACTCATCAACCAGATATTCAATGAATTTACCGGCATCCCGCGTTGTCACCCCAATGACATAGGCCATGGCGTAACGCTGATAGAGGTGATCAACCGTTTCATCGGTCACGTCTAATTGGCAATCTGTCAGTATCGCGGAGATGTGTTCACGGACGTGTTCATAGAAGCGGGTAGCCCCAAATTCCACTACCCGTGAAGACACGTCGTAAAAGACCTTCATAGGCGACCCCCCAGATTACCAATCAGCATGTCAACCACTGTCAGTAATCGCGGCGTAATGGCCTGATACTGCTCAGTAGATTCGAACTGTGGTAACTTGTGCTGGTTATGATCAAGGTACACATCAACACCACCGATACACGTTGGGCTGTAACGCGCTCCTACCCACTTACCGTAACGGGTGAACCAATAAGGGGATGAGGAGATAGCCACCATGAATGCTTTACCGACGTTCTGAATGGCATTCGCGTAAACCACAGTCGAGTCATTATCCAGCACAATCCCACGCGTAGACAATTCCGTCGCCACGTAGTTGAAGGTGTTCTTCATGCTGAACTCCAGCGACCCATCCAAATGGCCGGACTCAACAAACGTGAACGCGCGATTGATAATCGTGTTCATGTCTTCGTTGACTTCGCGGAGAATGGATGCAGGGTCAAACTCGGTTAATGGACCCGCCACCTCTTGGTAATCGGGGATGAGGCAATAGGTGTTACTTAACATAAAGGTTGACTCCTGAAGTAATCATTTTCCACACACCACGCTCAACGTGCCACATGATGAAGTCGGGGTTGGGTGTGATGGTCATCTCTTTGTCTACCGCAGCCCAAAGATCCGAAGACTCAATAATGTATAACTGCACCGTGTTATTGGAGAAGTAGTCGTCAGAAATCGGCCATCGAATAATCTCGCTACGCATCCACTTTTTCAGGGAACCGAT